AGCTGCGTCACCCAAATCTTTTGGCTGTTTGGTTCGTTGAACACAAAGTAGCCGTCAAGATAACCTACCGTAACAGCGCCGGGGAAATCCGGGTCAGTGATCTGCCCGAACGTGTCGGTTGACTCATCATAAATAAACGCGTCAGGATTGCAGGCGAAGAATATCTGTGTGCCGTTGTCGGCGATGGACACAGGGCCAGTGCCGGTGACGTCGCCCAGCTTGGTTGGCGTTCCAGTCAGGCTCGACAGCTTGTAGACTTCAAAGCCGGATACAACGTAAAAGTCATCGCCGCGTGTCTGGTGCGCCCACAGCCCGCGGATCGGGCCGGTACCAACGACCTGCTGAAGCTGCAAGCCGGGGCAACGCTGTAGAAACGCAGGCTCCATGCCCCCTTCCGGCACCACTTCGGGGAACAGGTTTATCATGCGTGCGTCGGCAGCGTTTACTGAACGGGCCACATACGCGCTGCCGAGTATGGGGGTCTTCATTAGAAGTTTCCTGCGTAGATGTTATACCGCTGGCGTGTGGCTATGATGCTGTATGGCATCGACATGATGTCATCAGGATTGTTGATGCGCTTCAGGTTGCGCTTGGAATACATAGCAATGCGCTGAACTTGTGGCGACGGCTCTTCGCCAAACTCAGGTGCTAGTTCGCACGCTAGGTTATAGCGGAACGCACGCAGATAGCCGGGCGGGAATGAAAGGACTGTGTCAAGCGTTGCTGGCTGTGTCAGTTCTTCAACCGAAATGAAATGCCATTCTAGATTCATTGTTGGGCGCGGGTAAATAAACATATCAATGTCAGGATATGTCATGTTGACATAAATAACTTCAGGAAACGTAGATGTTGAACTTTTAACCGCGATGCCGTCATATTGCGCTTGGTTAATTATCTGAACGCCGTAGCTAACCCCAGTGCCGGTTTCAACAAAATACGTAGCGTCATCCAACAAGATAGGACGGTTGCCAACAAAGTTGCCGGTTGGCCCAAGCGTGCGGTTAATTACACCGGAAGGCCATGTGAAAACTTGGTCTTGCGTAGCGTACACAGCAAGGCGCTCAGTGTTCCAACTATCAATCATCTGGTTCATGGCGCGCAGTGCGTCCTGCGACGTTTCAGCCGATGGAGTTTCGCCTTCTGCCAGAACACCTAGAAGTCTAAGCGAACCGTTGATTGTTTCACCAGCCGTAGCCATGCCAAAATCCCCATAAAATTTTTAAAAATGGACGGCCCGAAAGCCGTCCAAATTATTTACGAACAGTGAATGATAGCAAAGTTAATTACTATTGCTTCTGACAGCGTACCGCCAGAAATGTTACGTAGTGTGATGCTGACAGTGCCTGCGCCCAAAGAGTTTGCAAACACGTTGTATGATCCAGCGGTTGCTTGACCACCAGCGATAGTCAGAATAACAGTGTCATTTGCAGAAATGAAGCTGTTAGTCAGCGTGAACGTAGCGTTAGTGGCAGTAGCCAAAGACGCGTTGTTCATCGTAATAACGCCTGCTGGCTTGTTCAGTGTAACGCCAGTAGACTTGCTGGTAGCCTGTGTGACTGTGCCTTGTGCTGCGGCGGTGTAGCCGATTTGCTCATCAGCCAAGATAAATTGTGCGCCAATAATATCTTGGTCGAGGAAAGCAACACCAATAGATTTGTTGTTAGCCATTAGTTTTCTCCTGAAAAGGATGCCCCAGCATGAAGCTGGGGCAAACCTATTAGCCAGCGATGCGGTACAGATTGTACGTTGTGTCGCCAGTTTTAACAGCGCGGAACAGTACGCTCTTAGATGCAACGCCTGCGCCTGAACCAACCAAGGTCCAGCCGGTGCCTACTACGATAGTAGGAACGCCAGTGCTGGTAGCAACCAAAGCAATATCAAATGCTGAGTTTGTCTTTGCGCTGCTGATGGTTGCATTAACAATAGCAACCGTAGGGAGTGTAAGGTCGGCTGCACTTGCAGAAGTGTAGACAACCAGACCACCGCCCAAATCGGCAGCAGTTAGGGTAGCTGCTACGGTGTATGCAGTAGCAACAGGGGACGTGGTCAGGTTAACTTCGGTGAGGTTGCCGTCACCGAGTTGATAGCCGCCAGCGCCATTAGGTAAAGTAGGCATATTAAAAATCCTTTAAGATAGTTGGCCCCCGGCGAACCGAGGGCCGGTATTAAATTAACCCCACATCCGAACAGCCATCTGTGGACGGATTGTGCTGTAACCGTACAGAACGTCAATACGGCAAGGCATACGGTCGTTGTTGATGTCGTACTGACGAACAACGCGCAAGCTGATGCCGTTATGCACCTGACGCGAAGCCATATCTACACCCTGTGGGAGCAGAAGATCGGCGGTTGCGAAGGTGATAGCGTCCTTGTGGTATACAAGGTTCTGCGGATATGCCGTTGAAGCCGTACCAACAAAGATGACTGCTTGGCTGGTAGCCGGCAGTGAGTTGACAGTAGCAAGTGCCTGCGTAGCCGAGTAGATCGGTGCAACAGTGAGGTTGCCTGCGCCAGAAGCGTTGAGCGTGACATCAGCCAAAACAACGAACTGGAACAACGAACCTGTGCTTTCACGCGTCTGTGGGTTAACAGAGAAGCAAGCGTTTACAGTAAACACGTCGCCAGCCTTAACGGTTGTCGATGCGCCAGCGCCAGTGATGGCGATGGTGGTTGCACCTTCAGTAGTAACAGCCGACGAAGTCGTGCCGCCGGTTGCAGTACGCGAACCAACGGTAAACTGCTTGATTGACTGCGACATATTGATTTCGTCGTAGCCAAGTACGCCTGTACCCATCATGCCGTTCTTGAACTGCTTGCTAATCGTGTCGGTTGGGTTGAATAGACCCTTCAGACCTTCAACCAAACCAGCGTTAGCGGCTGGGTTAACAGTTGCATAGCGTGGCGACATTACAGCAGCGTTTTCGTTCAGCTTCTGCTGTGCAGCAAGAAGAACAGCCGAAGTAGCTGGCGTAGTGCCGGGCGTGCCAACAGTGTTACCAATGGTCAAGAACGAGTTAGCAACGTCAGCGTCGATGCTGGCAGCAAGCTGCGAGATACGTGGCTTGAGAACGCGGTCTGCGAAATCGTCAAGCTGCATCGTCAATTCAGCAGTCGTGAAGTTGACGCCGATGTGCTTCTGGGTGGAAACAGCAAGAGTTGTGAACTGCTCGTTGTCATCCTGTACCTGAAGGGCTGCGCCGTCAGTTACAAGCGCACGGTCTGGAAGACGGATACGCAGGGTTGAGCCAATTTTAGCACCTTCGACAGCAAAGCTATCGTCGTACTGGCGGTTTACGTTACGTGTGAGCACAAGGTTGTTCTCAAGGATTTCGAGAGCCTTCCGTGTGATCATGTCAATTGTTAAAATCGAGTTAGACATGGTAATAATCCCAAATTATCTGTTGCGTTGTGCCTCGTACTTCTTGATCTGCCGCATACGTTCTGCTTCGATCCATTCCGACGTAGTCATTGACTTAGTCGAACGAGGATCAGTTGTGTCAAACTGGTTTGACCCAGTAGAACGTGCTGTGACAGGCGCAATCGGAGCCGGGGCGTTTGAAGTTCTTTTAACCGGCGGATTTGAGGACAATGAAGCCTCAAGTTTTCCAATTTCTTTTGCCTGCAAAATTGGCGCTAGACGGGCGATACGATCAGCTTCTTTCGGATTAGAGCCGAGATAATATAGAACGTCTGGGCCTGCGTCTGACGCTTGGATGCTTTGCGCCATGAAATCCGTAATAGGAAGGTTGGGATTGTATGCGACTTGTTCAAAGTCATCATACCTGTCCCGCGCTGCCTCTTCTAGATCATGGTAGGCATCCTGCATTTCAGCTTGCTGCCGGGCGGTTTCCCGCCGTGCCAGCAATTCTTCGGCTTTACGTTCGGCCAAAACCTCTGCGTAATCCTCATAAGTCTCAAATTGTTCAGGGGTAATATCATAGCCTGCTTGTTGGCGGGCCTGCATTTCCTCTGCTCTTTGAGCCTGTTCGCGCTCCCATTTGCGCTGTTCTCTTGCGAGGCGCTTGCCAACAATTGCGTCAAGTTCTTCTTGTGTGAAGGACTTATTTGCTTCCTGTTCGACAGGCGTTTCCGGCGTCGTGTTTTCTACAGGCTCGATTGCTGCCGTGGCTTCGAGTTCTGGCGCGGAGGCATCCGCTACGTTGGGGACTGTTTCGTCCATGTTTAACTCCTGTGGAGTTCCTGATGTGCCGCACCAGTACGGTTTTCTGAGTAAGGTTTACTCGTAAAAAATGCTTGCCTTGGGTGTTGTGCCGCCAAGAACGACATACAAACCCTTGCTAAAACCTACGCCGCCATCGTCGCCGGTAAACGTATAGTTTCCGGGAGTAGCGGCAGTAAAAGTGTTTAAGATAATTGGATCGGCAGTAGACGCCGTTGCGCTGTCGTAAACAGCGACAGTTGGAACGGTACCTGAAGATACAAAAATACCCTTCAGTTTACCAAGACCAACCTTGACTTGTGCGGTAGCACTCAAAGATACAAAAGTAGCAGCCATATGTATTATCCTAAGCCAAAAATTTCAATTTGTACAAGGTTGAATAATACAACCCAAAAATCTCGTCGATAATGTTTTGCAAGGGGGTGCAATCCTTATCAACGACTTTATACCGCATTTCCTCAAGTTCGTCTACCTGACCTTCAAGAAACGCAACAATATTGTTTGTCTTCTTAGCTGACATAAGCGAAATAGGGCCGATTAGGCCATATTTGCCTTGGTAGGCTTCAGCAAATTTGTCAGCCAGTTCAATCACTTCGTCGTAAAAAGTGTTCAGCGCGGAGTGCTTGGCAAAGCTGCGCGTGTTCAAGTGCGTCGAATGGGCTACATCGCGCGCGAGAAACAGTGTGCCTACGAAATCAGCGCATTTCATGATGGGGTAGTCCATTCTTCAACAGGCGCGGTGGGCCATACTGGGTCGAAAAGATCAACCGCGCGCAAGGCTTGGCGGTAGGCGATAAAGTCATCCTTGCAATCAGCAGTCAGGTTGACATCGCCAAGCTGCGTCCAATCACATTCAGACAGCATAAAATTACGAGTTTTGCGGTTCTGCGCTTCAGCTTCGTAGTCAACAGGCGCTGGCACAGGCTCTTGCTCGACAAACACCCCGTCGATATACATCCAACCGTTTTCAGACGCATACTCCGGTTCGCTGTCGATCAGAACGCCATCCGGCACGATGGATTTCCAGATAACCGCATCGTTCAGTATGTAAGCGTCGGCAGTTTCTTCAATGTCACCGAAGGCAACTACTGAACTTTTATCAATGAGACTTGTCATTGAGCCGCCCCCTTATCAAACACATGATATAATTCGTAATTTAAGTTCAAGGCGTTGCGGCCCATAAACAAAAGTTTGCTGGTATTTGGAATAAAGTAATCCCCGTCCACCCAATCTTGAACTGAGTCGTGCATTGCAAGGCTAGGGCTAAATACCCGTGTTTGATTGGGGACTACGTTATTTGTTGATGTTGCCCCGGTTATTGGAGTAACAGTAATTTTTCCGTAAGCACCTACACTGTTTCCGTAAACCATAACCGAATTTGCGTTAAACGGTAGTGTAATCCCTGCTCCACCAAATTCTGGCGCAATTACACCAGACGTTCTTATGCTACCATCGAGTGTTGAATATACAGGAACGGCAAAAGCGCCCGAAGTAGCAGCCCCGCCCATCCCAAGTATAACACCAGTGCCTGAAAGAGCATTGTAATTAGGTATGCTGTTTGCGGGGCCAACGGTTGTAGTACTTGTGGTCCCGTTTGTTGGGCTAACGGTTGTTACATCAAACGTTAAAATTGCCGCGGTGGTTCCGCTAACACGGAAAAAATACCCTACATCCCCGTAGTTATACAAAAGGCGGCGGCTTGTTTGCGCTTGCGCTACATCATCGCCAGTGGTGACATATGACGCGCTTTCAGTCAGCGTCGTGCCGCTGATCGCAATATTATATATGCGGTGGTCCGACAAAGTATCCGCTACATAAAGCATTGCTTTAGTTGAGCTAAATTTGCGAATTGCTGGGCGGGCGCCAATACGCGATGTTCCAGTGATTGACGCGTTAAATGTAAATACATCGCCCGTAATATCAAGCGTTCTAATAGTGGACACCGAGCTTGAACTGGTTGAGTAAGCAATAATTGCTCTTGTTGCTGTCAACTGCCCCGCGCAGAAAACTAACGCCGTGCTAATGGTGGAGGACGTTGCAAGTATTACAGGCCGCGCGTTAGATGTATCAAGCAAATATAAACGCGATCCTGCCGTACCATCTGACAAAACGCTAAAGTATACAAAAGCAATAGCGCGAGTTTTAGACAGTGTGCATATTACGGGGGCTGAACTTACCGTAGAGCTAACAATCTCAGACGACGCAAGAATTCCCGTTCCCGGAGTAACAACTGATCCGCTTACCGAAAGAGGCACTGCAAAGACACGTAGAGTGGTTGCGTAATCCATATAAAAATCGGTTGCGGGCTGTTGGATTGGGTCAAACGCAACAAAACCTTTTAGCGAAAACGGTGAAGGATCAGACGATGTTGGTATTGGGGCTGTTGCAAGTGTGTACACCGTACCTCTGGTTAAAGATGTGCCAGATTTTGTTAGTACAAACCCATAAGGTTTATTATTTGCCCCACTGCTATCATAATACACAACAAGCGCCGAGGTGCTGCTGATTGGATAGGACATGATGCTATATAAAAACGAGCCGCCGCCAGTATATGTGTCTTGCGCGCCAAGGGTGATGGTGGTCCCGCTCACGCTGCCATAGTTTGACAAAATGGTGGTGCTTTTTGTTGCCGATACAATAAATTCAGTCGCGGAAAGTCTGGAAATAGAATATGTAGCATTAGTAGCGTTTAGAGCCGAAGCTACTAGGACGGAAGTCCCCCATGTAATTGTAGTTCCCGATATGGTTCCCGCATTTACGTAAAAATCGTTGCTAGTGTTTTGAGTCCAACCAGTAACAACAAGCGTTGCGGATAAGGCAACAATTTGCGGAAATTGAGGGCTGTTGTTATAAGTTGAATCAACGTTAGCTGCGGCGCCGATAGCAGTAATTAAACCAGATGATAACGTTAAAATTCGGGCTTGGTAAGTGTCGGAAGATATATGATACCCAACCATAACTTGGGTAGCTGAAAGAGTGGTAAGCGCGATACCTCTTGTGGACGAAGCCAAATTTATTGCAATAGAGTCTTGCCCTGTAATTTGAACAACATCGCTTCCGCTAATTGAAAATGTATAAAGTAAAATTTTAGATGCCGAAGCTGCGCCGTCAACGTTTCCAAAAGTAGAAATAATACCTGTTGTGGCGCTCGTCATAATGACGTTAATATAGCCTTTATTGGCACCCACAGTAAGGCCAAAACTAATAAGCGATTGCTCAGTTCCTCTTGTAATAGCGGCCCCGCTTTTTGTTATGATTGTTGCGGTTATTCCGCCATTAGCAGCAGTTGCATAATTAATGCGTATCATCTTTGTGGCGCTTATGGCCGCAGTTGCGCTGTTAATAGGGTAATTGAGGTATGACCCCGTAAAACCAAACGAAACTGGGCTGCTAAATCCGTAGCCCGGATTGTCGGCGACCCATACGCCAGCAGCGGTGGAAACGTTTTCTGCTGTGACATTTACAGTCTGGCCCGCGGCAACAAACGCCTGATATGTGCCATCGTTGCCCTTTACGAACAGATTGTTCTGATCGCTCATATTTGTAATTTCAAATGTTTTGCCCGCTGTAAGCGTTGTTGCATCTGGAAGTTGCACCATGATCGACACAGTTGGTTCAATAACAACTTTACCGGCATTTGCAGCTATGAGAGTAACGTCCGTCGATTGGTTTAGGAATTCTGTATACGCTCCAGTTGCTGCGGGCGTAGACGCCCACGATGTGCCGTTGCTGGTTAAAACGTTGCCGGCAGTGCTTGGTGCGACAGAAGTTACAGCCGACGTGCCGTTACCGATTAGGACGTTGTTAGCGGTGAGCGTTGCAGCGCCTGTGCCGCCCGATGCAACACCAAGTGCGGTGGTAAGCGTTGTAGCGCCCGTAACGGCAAGTGTGCTACTAAGAATTGTAGCCCCTGTGACGCCAAGTGTACTGCTAAGAGTTGCAGCGCCTGTAAGCGCCGTGGTGCCTGTGACGGCAAAGTTATTAGGTATAGTGACGTTGCCCGCAGACGTAACGGAAATAGGCAATTCCTGCACGTTGCCTGCGCCTGACGTATCGCGGCCAAGCACTTTACCGGCAGCCGCGGTCAATACGTGTTCTTGGTTCCAGTTGGATGGCTGGACAAGCGTTGCGTCGGCGCTGTCAGTTTTAGCGGACGCAAAGGTATGCTTGAGGCTTATGGTCATTACATCATTCCTTCAGGTGGCATCTCAGGCATACCGCCCATATCTTGCATTGGTTGCTGCGGAGGCATTTCTTCAGTCATTTCAGGTTGCTGACGCATTTCTTCAATCATTTGCGGTTGCTCACGCATTTCGGGTGATCCGCTAATCAAATCACCTGTATCCAACGCGCCAGCAATCGTCCCCATGACAATATCCTGAATTTGCTCTTCTGTCATCCCTGCTTGCATGGCGCTGATACGTTTTGTTTCCGCATCGTAGGCGTCTACCTGTGCCTTGTATTCCTTGATGTCTACTTCGCGCTTTGCAACGTCTGCCTGCACACCTTCAATAATATCGACCATGCGGTTGAGTTCTTGCGTCATTGCGTCTATTTGCTGCTGCGCTGCGGCCATCTCAGGCGTTTCATCGCCTGTAGCCAGTACCTTGGGGTCAAGGATTTTCTTAAACCGATCTGCCATTTCCTGCGCGCCAGGCCAATCCATGTTCTTGACAAACAAATCGCCTGCTACAGCCCAAAGTTGCGGGTTGGACTGCAAAATCTGGCTCATAGCATCAAGTGCTTCTTGACGCTTGGTCATGTAGCCGGGGCCAGTAGTGACCATAACGTCGTATGTACCAATGCCGGGGTTGTAAATCTTTTCAATCAACGCGCCAGTTTCGTCGCGGATTTCCTTGACAGGTTCTTCCTGCGACGGGTCCATTTTAACCATGCTGACTTCGCCATCAGCACCAATGATGCGTGCAATGCGTTGTGTGTCGTAGATTTTAGGGATCATATCGACGATCTGGCGCGTGATGTAGCGAATGGCCCGCGCAAGGTTGTCAACGTAGTGATACGTGCCAACATCGCCCTGCTTTTCGCGTGCGACGATAGCTTTTGCAGACCGTTCGTTGCCTTGCTCGCCCAGCGACGCATCGTACTGGCCGGTTGTGGCCTTGATGTCCTCGCCAGCGCCCATTTTAGCCTGTATTAGACCTGTTTGGGGCAGCGGTGGCTGCGCGCGCATAGGCAGCGGGAGAACGCCCCCAGCGCCGTCTGTAACGTCTGGATTGACTTCCAAATACGGCCAGTTGGTCGTGTTGGCAGTCTTCCACTGGTTTTCGTAGCCTTCAAACTGGCCGCCGTAACCGATAAATGGCGCTTTAGGCGCCAATGCAAGCATTTCTGCCTCTTGGCTGGTCCAGTAGTTGTACATACGCTGGGCATCTTTGGCATTACGCACAAGCCCAGAGATGTATATTTGACCGTCAACTTCCCATTCGTTGCCAATTACGCGCACGACAGGGATATATTTGCCTGACCACTCGCGCTCATCAAGAATGTCATAGCCATTGGTCTTCATCCACATGACTTTTTTTCGGTCCACTTTGCGTGTGCGAAGCGGTTTGCCGTACATTTCTTTAAGCTGCTTGTCTTCTGGCGAATTAGCCTTAGCAGTCTGGTTATTTGGGTACAGATGCAGCGTTTCAGGCTCGTAAACGTTGTAAAAATACTCCGCGATGCGGATTGTATCTTCTTGCAGCCACGACGAAATGCCCTGATCGCCAACGCCTTGGCTATATAATGTGCTGATTGGCGACGCGTCAGGGAACAAACGCTCATATTCTGACTTTAGTATATCTTCAGTAATAAAGCAGTATTCGGCATCTGAGCCGCATGGGTCTTGAATGGTGGGGTCCATGTAAACGCTAAATGAGTTGCGGACACGGCCAATCTTGATGTCTTGGTCAAATGTTTCGTCGTTGCAATACTCAGTCAGCAGGCGGATGTAACCTTCGCCGTAAGTGACTTGGTTGTCGCAGGCTGTGTCATACGCAACGTCGGCGTCTGACATATACTCAATGTGGCGGACCACACCGTTAAAAATCTCGGCTACCTGTACGTCAGCGTTGTCATCCGCGGGTATTACTTTACCGTTTGGTCGGTTCTGACGCTGTTCGTTTGTTACCTGACGGACGTGCTGTGGCAACTTGTTGATTGTCAGGCATGGACGTGCGTTGATAGCCTGTCCTTGTACACTGCCGCGTGTTGACAACACGTCAGCAGGCCACTGCCACTGGTTGTCAGGGCTGCCAGCCATAAAGCGTAGATCGTCTAGTTCGTCCTCACGGCTGTCTGAATACGCAGCCTGCGTCATCGTAAGACGGCTACGCATGGTAGCCATCTTATCGTGATCGTCGCGCGTTGTCTTAGGCGCGTTCGATCCTACGTTGGCGACTTTGCCTGCCGCTTCAATGCCTGTGGGGTCGGCCATAGATTATTTCTTGCCTTTGCTGGCGGCGCGCTTCACGCTGTAGGCGATTGCGACCGCTTGTTTCACAGGTTTGCCCGCATTTACTTCTGCTTTAATGTTCTTGCGGAACGCAGCTTTGCTGGGTGACTTACTAAGGGGCATGACTAACGCTTTTTGCCCGTTGGAGTTGACTTCATGTTCACCGTTGTGCGGATGATTTGTGGCGCTTTTGGTGGCGCAGCTTTAGCTGGCATCTTAACCGCGCGTCCGCCGGCGGCGTTTGTCGGGCCTTCGCGCCGCAGAAGTGCTTCTATTTCGCGGGGGCTATTGCGTTCGCGCGCAGGAATGGCTGCGTTTCTTGCCGCACCCATTTCAGCTTTTATGACTTTTGGGTCGGCAAGGCGTTTGCTTGGCGTGCCGTAAATATCTTTTCTACCTGATGGCATTTACTTACCCTTCTTAGCTGGTTTTTTAGCGGTTTTAGCGCTGTCTTTGAAATCTTTTGCAGAAGGCGCACCTTTGTCGCCTGCTTTACGCATTTTCTCACCTGAGCCAGCAGCTATGCGGGCTTTTTTGGCGTTGATGTTTGCGTATAATCCGGGTTTCATGGGCATTTCCACCTTTTCAAACTAGCTTTGGCACGCTCGCCGTCTTTTGCCTTAGCAGCTACTGCACCCATGCGCGCGCAGAATGACGCTTTGCGTCCTGCGTCAGCTTTTGTTTTCGGGCTGGGCGCAGGCGCCTTTAAGTTACTACCTGTAGCAGCATTATACTTGGCTCTGCCAGACGCTGTCAGGCCCGCACCCTTTGACACAGGCAGTTTCTCGCCTCTGCCAACGGATAGCGACACTGATTTCTTCTTGTCAGCCATTAACTGCCCATCCACGATGTAGATATTCCTGCGGGAGAATAGCCTCTTGTGCGATGCTTGTCAACGCGTGTCAGACGCGGATCAGTAGATGCTACAGGAAATGCGAACGTGACCGCTATGGCGTCTGCTGCGTCTGGCGAGGCCAGCCCGCGTGACTTCATATCTTTCTTGCTTTCTAGGAACAGCGTACCCCTGCTGTCAGGCTTGGTCCGCGGGCTGATGAGGTCTGTCTTCAGGAACCTGTCTGATGGTAT